CCATCGGCCCCGACTGCATCGGCCAAAGCTGCCATTTTTTCAAGAGCTTTTGCGCCGCCGCTTAGCAGCGCAGCATAGTAAGAGTTGACAGCAATCTTCAGCGTCACCCATGTCATAGATAAGCCGCTTGTAATCTTGCTGATTAATATAAGCCCCTTGGCGGCCACAACTAGCGAAAACTTAGCGAAGCGTTCAATGTATTCAACAAGCTTCAAGCCTATTAGGTTTTGATTTTTCTGAAGCCATGCCTGGGTTTTTTTAATGATAGGATCTAGGGCCTTTGCTGCCCCGTTCAGCCCCTTCATAAGAATCACGCCCACGCCTGCGCCAAGCTTTTTAACCGAGGTCGATGTCTTGTCGAAGCTTTTAATCAGGGGATCGTTAGCGTCAACGAATGCCCTGGTCGCCTCGATGGCAATCATGCCCACATCTCGAAACTTTTTGACCAGCTCAATAGATTGGTTAATCATAACGCCAGCCGCGCCAACCTTGGCAAATGCCGAAGCAGCACCGGCACCAAATCGCTTGACCGCTGAAAGCGAGCCTTTTGATTCTTTGCCAATCTTTTCGATTGGCTTGCTGGCGTCATCCGTGGCCGTGACTTCGATATTTATACTTTTGTTCATATCAGCCACGGCTTCGGCTCCTCTTCATTGCTTTGTCCATCTCGGCCTTTTGCCGCTTAGCGGTTTCTGCCTCAATTTCTTTTATCACCACACTGGCGTGATGAATCACATCGTACACATAAGCAGGCTCATCTAAAAGCTTGCTGCTACCAAATGGCAAAATCTGATAATCCCGCCAATCGGTAAACCACTGAACCGCTTGCATGGTCTCGTGGTCAATTTGCGACCAGGGACACCGCCGAAGCGATGGCGCAAAGTCAAAAGCTAGATTCTGCGTCGTTTCGCTGTCGCAGTTTCTAAACTCTCTTTTATTGTCGTGCTCTTCCGCCTCTGGCCCTCTGCACTTTGAGCACTTCCATCTTAAAGAGGCGTGGCCACTAGAAAAGAATCTAGCAGCCAGCTCTATTTTTTTCGGAGCCCCTCCGACAAAGTCGAGATTTCCGTTATTGCGTTATAAAGCTCATCGATTAAAGACTGCTCCCCACGCTCCCAAAGCTCTGCGCCGTCAGCAATTGGCCGATCAAGAATATCTGAGGCGCCGTCAAGCTTTACCACCCGCGCCTTAATAATTTTCTCGATGGCTGCCTCTGCAGCCTTTAGGCTCACTTTGCCATCTTTGCCAATGCTTGCCCGCTGTGCTGCTCGAAGCTCGCCGCCCGTCATCGGCGCAAGCTCCGCGCTCATCTGCTCAGCCTCTGGCTTTTCTCTGTTTTCGTTCCACTTCGGAACGTATACCCTTACGTCTTCCGCGTTGTATGTCATTTTTGGTTTCCTTGTTTATGTTACTGGTTCCAGGCCAGCGTTAGCTCATCGCTGCCGCTTGTTCCTAGTGCTGTAAACGGTAGGCTTAAAACCGCCTCCTCTGCTTCCGGGATTTCAATTCCGGCGAAATCAATTTCAACCTTGGCCATTGTTGCGACTACTTTTAAGCCGGTAGCGCTGCCCATTGTTACAACAAGCGCAACGCTTGAGAATGTTGGGTCATAGTTGGTTGCGGTTGGGTCGGTGCCGTTTAGCTGGACATATCGCTGGGCCAGTGACTTGATAAAGTCCTTTCGGGCTCGCACTGAAATATTTCCCTTAACTGAACGATACCCTGCCACGAAATCAGAGGCGCCCTTTTCAAAGGCTTCGTCTGAAAGTGCTTTGATTCCGTTGGTTACGGTTACATCGAAAGAAGTCACCGGAAGTGAAACGCTGTTAAGCGTCAGGCTTCCGCTGATACCGTTGACCGGGTTTCCTGCGGTGGTTTCCGTATAAGTTGACGGCGTAATGTCGGCGTCATCGCTCCAAGAATGATTGGCCGAAATGGTTAAGGCATCGGCGCCGGTCTTGGCCGTAACAATTCGTTCCGCACCGTTTAAGGTAATAACAGAGCCCACCATAAAGTTGACACCTTCGCCCGAATGAACGGAAAGGGCCGAAGTGCTAGAGCCTGCCCCGTTGGCTTCGCCGGTTCCGGTCAACGCATAATTAAAAGCCCCGCCGCTAAAACTGACTCTAGGCTCTTCACCGCCGCTTGCAGATATTCCCATTTCTTCAACGTAGCAGCCAAACAAATCTTCACGAAGCACACCGTTGGCCGTTCGCATCATGTGAACCGTTGGCAGTGCGTTGGAGTCAGAGAACTTGTAAGTCTTGGCAGTGCTTGCACCAAAAGCCCCGCCCATAGCCGCCTCGATCAGCGGGTCAATGTCTGGCGCCGTTGTGCTGCCAGCTGGTAACAGATAGCTCTCACATGACCAGCTCACCTCCTGCTTGCCGGTAATTCGCTCCATGACTGACCGGCTGGTTCTTGCATCCATCCGATCGTTGCGCGTAACGGTAAATTCCATTGAAGTTGATAGAACTTTGGCAGCATCGGCACCGGCCAAGGCTTCTTGGCTTGCTGTTCCATACGCGCCGCCCGCGGCGCTTTCTTTCTTGCAGAAGAACCGTAGATTTCTGCCTAGTGCGTGATCAGTGCTTGCGCCCATTATTCAGCTCCCTCGTTTTGTGTCTCTTTAGCCTTTGCGGCTTTTTTCGCTTTTGTCTTTACGGCTTCGAATCGGTCAGATTTTAAAAGCTGCTCAGCGTCAGAATCAGATAACTCTAAAACATCGCCATTCTTAAGCAAGCTGTCACCGTACCTGATTGATGATGTGTCATCGCCTACATACTTAATTTTTTTCATTAACTCGCCGCCGTTGTTCGAATGTATTTTATTTGGGTCTGCATCACAAAGCTTCCGTCACCGTATGCGTCAGGGTCGCCTTCGTCCGTCTCTACGCCCACCGCCGTTGTACTGATTGCGTTCGCGCCCCTAGTGGTGTCCACGTTCAAGACTGCAATCACATCATCGATAAGGTTGTTTATTTTTGTCTGACGCTCGGCCAGTGTGTTGCCTGTAATGTGGCCAATTACCGATACGTTCATAATGCTGTACATATTGCCACCTGGTTGGTGCTGGAAGCTTTCCGACGTTGGGACGTATCCAATAAAAGGCCGCTCACCTGTTTTTACGTCGAAGTAGCCACGCGCCAGAGCTTGAACAGTGGTTACAGTCGTTTTGTATCCGTTGCCGGTTGTGACACCCGCAAAAGTTGTTTGCAGATTCTCAAGAATCAGCTTTCTTGCTGGCGTTCCCATGTCAGCCCGCCTTGCCCATTGCAGAGACTACGGCGCCCCCGGTAATCTCAAGAATTTCCGGCAGGGCTGTATCAATCGCTTCGGTAACGTAGCTTGTCGGCTTGATTGTGACCGATGCCATCAGGGTGTAGGCCAGTTGTCCGGTGTTTTTGTCTACCAGGTAGCCGCGCAGCCTTCCCGGCGTTATTGCGGGGTAAAACTTCAAAAGCGTGCGGCCTGGGTCAAACTCCCTCGGCGCTATAGGTGAGCCGTTCTTAATGATTGGCCGGTAGTCCCGATTCGGCACAGCTAACGCCTTGACCCGCTTAGGACGAATCACGCCGCCAGTCTCATGAATGGCCGCATAGGGTACACGGTTGAAAACATCGACCTTGAAAGCCTTGTCGCCAACCTTCAAAGGGCCAACGGTCCAAGCTCGTTTCAGTGTGCCCTTGGGATTTTTAAATAGATTTTCCGAAGTGCTGTCCTTTAAGACACCCTGCAACACCTGGCCAGCAAAAAGGAGGCTGTTCGCCACCTCAACCCCAAGCGTATCAGCAAACCCACCCGCAAATTCCGCGAACTCGTTATCAATATCTAGCTTGAAACCCTTCGCCATGGCTAAGCCCCATTGTTCTTAAACTGGTCAAGTCTAAACGGGGTAAGGGGTGCGTCAGAATCATCAAGGTTTGAGTCTCTTTGAGATATGGAACCACCACCAAAGAAGATGCTAGTATCGCCGCGAGCAGCTTCTCCCCTTAGCTCTTTGAGCAAATCGCGATAGAACTGCGTTTTTTGAGAACGAGCCCCGCCCAGCCCCAGGGCGCTGCGGTCTATGTCGCGGGCAAACTTTGCGAGGATACCTTCCACCGCGTCAATTGCCGCAAGTGTCGGGCTGCCTCGGGATGCTAAAAGCGCATCTAGAAGCTCATTGCTTAAAAGCTGCTCGTTTGTGTCAACATCGCCAATCTTAAACCGCAACAAGTCGCGGTCAGTGCTTAGCGAATCACTATAAGACCAGCTCATGGCTCTACCCTCTTACGGGGTCGCCCCCTGCTGCGCTTTTCTTTTTTCGGTTGTAGCTTTGCGCATAGCAATTCATCAGGAACTTCAACAAGAGTTCCCGATGTCATCATCCGGCGAAAAGCTGGCCAACTGCGGGCACCTGGCAACGGGGTCCATGCTTTAATGGTGCCCTCGTTGCCTTCGATGTCCCGCGTTGGAAAAATCATCTGATTAAGCTACTGCCGCATCAAAGTACACGCCCAAGTCAGCGCCTGTTACCTTGAAGTCAAACGCGCTCAAAGCTTCAATGCGCTCTGAGTGATTTTGATCCATGCGGTAGCGAAGAGTGCGGAGTCCTTCGTACTGGTCTGCACCAGCAACACCGGTAAAGCTGAACATATAGCCAGCCGCCGGGGTCAAAAGGCCCGGGTTTTGTGGACGGTAAATCAAGAGCGCATCGTCAGCCGTAAAGACTGGCGAAGTGTAAACGGCTGTAGCGCCTTCTGCTGCAGAGTTCAGGATTGTACCGGCAACAATAACCTCATCAACTCCGAAGAGTGAGGCCATCAAGTCAGTTGTGACGATGCCGCGCTCAGAATACTTGACTCTATCTAAGATATCGTCTGAATCACGCAAAGCTGTGTAAACGTCTTTTCCAAGAAGCAGAACGTTAGGCTTCCGGCCAGTTTTGGCATGAACCGCATCCTGCTGCGTCTGGATGTCTTTAATTGGTGTGCCGCCTGACGCGCTCCATTTGGTGCCTGGTGTGATATCACCGCCAGTAGTTGAGCCTGTCCAGGTGCTGGTTGTGAAAGCCGCCGCCGCAAAAACTTCGTCTCGTTTCTGCAGTAGCTTTTCAGTTACATACTGGGTTGCGCTTGTCAGAATGTCGACGCCCGCGTCAGCGTTTGCCGCAACGTAATCGTCAACGTCCATGTGAACGCCATACTGCTGGCAGCTGAACGTTCCGGTGCTCATTGTGAAGTTAGCGCCACGAGTTGGGGCGCCGGTTGCACGTAGACCCGCCTCGCTTCTAAGCCACTGGTCCTTATCAAAGACGTGATACTTATTAGAAAGCTGCGAAGTGTTAATACTGTTAAAAATACGGCTGGCTACAAAGCTATTTTGATCCTGCGCGTATGCGATTGATACGTTTGTAAGTGCTTGGTCAACATGCACTTCTGATGTTGTAATAGGCATATCCTAATTCCCCTTATGCTGCACGCGCAGGTGATGCGCAGTTAATGGCCGCTGTCCCAATTTGACCAGCGCCGCCGGTTGCGGTGAGCATGGTTCCACAGATATACTCACTTGTGTCTGTTCCTGGGATTTTCTTATCAGCCTGACCATCGGCGCTTGGCCCGATCAAGTTGTTCTCATCAAGTGCAGCGTCAGAGTTAATCTTGGAAATACCTACAACTAAAACAGTCGCAGCCTCTCCTGATGCGTCCGGTGTGTTCTGAAGAACCCCGATAGGCCGATCGGTGGCTGCATTGCATGCCCCTACTTTTCCGTCAGCGTCTAGCTCTACAAAGTGATATTGTTTTGATGACAAATCAGCGTTTGCCGTCAGTGTAATGATAATTGATTGCCCGTTGTAATCATAAGCCATGATCAACGCCCTCCGTTAGATTGGCGCTGCTCGTTGTATTCTTGATACAGTGCCGGGTTTGTTTGAATTGCTTTAGCAATGGCTGCAGGCATTTTGAGCTTGCCTCCGCTTGCCTCTACTTCTGATTTTGCAATTTGCTGGATTTTAGACCACGGGTCGCCCGCGCTCATGTCCGGCACATTGCGACCAGCTTCAACTAGAAGCGGCCCGCCTTGCATTGCTGCGCTTGCAGCTTCCAAGGCTTTCTCGACGCGGTCGCCTAAATCAGCATCACGCGCCTTTACATCAATCATCAAATCAACAACTTGCTCCAGGCTGTGGCCTGGGATGTTGCAGAGCGTTTTTTCAGCTTTTGCCAGGTACTCACGACGTGCACGCTTGGCGATTTCAACGCCTAACTCGCTTTCTCGGTCTTCGAGTTTCTTGGCCAGCTCTTCGTTACGCTTCCAAATGGCTTGCATTGCGCCTTTTGCCGCTTCGGGGAGGTCGCCTAGAGATTTCATCAGCTTTTCCTCGTCTGACTCTTCCTCTTTTTCGGCCTCTTCCTCTTCCATCTTTTCGGCTTCTTCTTCCATTGCCTCTTTAGGCTCGGCTTCTTCTTCGCCTGATGCAGAACGCAAAGCTGCGAGAGCTTCGCCTACGGGCATCATGTCAGAATAGGCTTCAAGAAGTTTCATAGCTGCCAAGACTGCGTTTTTTGCGTCTTCTGGCATTTCCATTTTTAGAATGCTTTCAAGCTTTTCGACGGCTTCGCTCTGCCCCTCAGCTTTCAACACTTCCACCAGGATTTCATCCATTTGGTCGCTCCGTGATTTCATGATTGGAAATCGTTTTTTCATGTTTGCGCCTGATTCAACGAGAGAGACTTCAAGAGTCTTAACGTCTTTAAGCGCAGTAATTCGACGCTTGCCCATGGCCTGCCTCGCTTTTGTTTTTTGATTGTTTTCGCCCTGACTCGGGACTTGCTAGGTCAGATTCTCGACCTGCTCGAATTATTGCCTATTACCGAGATTCGGTCAACCACTTATAAATTCAACCTTGGGCATGTCGGACGCTTCTATGTTTTCACGGGTGCCGAAGCCGCCAATGCTGAAAGCGTTCAGCTCCCCGGCTTGGACCTTTGCCCAGGTCTCTGGGCTCAGCTTGACGCCAAGAACCCAAGAGCCTGAGTGCGTGAAGTCATCGCCAAAAGATTTTTTATAAGCCTGGTGCGCCTCGCCGCTTATAGCTTTTTTGTAGTCTTCGTCGCTTGGGTATTTTTCAACCCACGATTCAACCACTTGCGCATCGGTGGCGCCGTTGTGGTCAAGTCCAATGGTGCGGCTTGAAATCATAAAATTGTGCGCCGTTTCTTCAATCTCTTTGGGGCTCAAATAATCATCGTGAGCGTCTACAATGTAGGGGTCTAAAACCACGCCATAAACGATGCGCTTAGCTTTGTCTGCCTTGTAAATGTTTACGGCCTTCTTGGCCTGTTCCCTCTCGTATTGCGCTGCAATTTTTTCAGCCCATCGCCGCCCGGGGTCGCCGCCCCAAAGAAGCCAAGCCACAAGCCCCGCCCCGGGGTAGTCCTTATCCTTGGGGTTATTGTTTGCTGGAGCGTTTAGGTCTTTAGCGTGGCGCGTGAAGTATGCAACCATGCGCTTGACTGTATCAATAGATACGCGCCGCCCGTTCTTTAAATCACGAGCCCGCGCAACGCCTACTTCTGTTCCGCCTCGCTTATGCTTGGCCCTAAGCATCAGCCCACGCGCCGCCGCATCTTGAACACCAAGCGGTGGCTGGTAGCTCTGTTGCTTTTCTAAAAGCTGGCCTATGCGCTTAAACTTACGCGCAAGCTCTCCCCGCTTATCGCCGCTCTTTCGAATGCTCCACGGGTGCGGCAAGCTAAAGTCTGCCACGTTGCCAAGTGCCAACCGGGCCGCTTTGCCAAGCGCAATGACCGCCAGTGGTTGCGCCTCTTGGTGCTCGGCCAGTTCGCTCATGTCAATTACTTCAACATCTGAACGCTCAAGCCCTAACGGCTCTAAATATTGCTCTTTAAATACTCGGCCCTCAACGCCGCAAAGCTGCGATTTTCTGACGCGGTCTAAATTGCTCGGTTGACTGACCACGAACAAGAGGCGCCGCTTTTGAACCGGTGCCGGTTCTGCCTGGTCTTTGCCTACTCTGGCGGTTGCCGTTGCTGCTGCTAGCTCTTTGTTTCCAGTGCGCTCAAGAATCGCATTGTAGATTTTATCCCACTCCGCGCCTTGCTCTACCGGCTCAGCTTGCGGCAGCCTGTCGGGGTTGTGCTCGTCAATGACTTCAAAGGCCACTGATTCAGCCGCGCCATCATGCGGCGCGTACTCGCCAACCATTAAAACCGGGCCGCCCTCGTATTGCATCCAGTGGAAGCCCTCCGGTGCTGCGATGTTATGCGTTTTCATTTTCTTCATCCTCCCCGTATGCCTTGATAGAATCGGCGGTCATCTCTAAGGCGTCCGCTTCTGGTTCCATGCGTGCGCTCATCGAATCAACCGCCGGAAGGTTTGCGTGCTCCCTGACGTATTCCTCGAGTTTGTCATCCGGCGTTAGGATGCCAGAGCCAACAAGCCCAGATAACGCGCCGGTAAGCTCGCCAAGGGCAGGTACTTCGATGTCGTCATAGGCAAGCCTCGGAAAATCTTTTTCCTGAAATCCATTCAGCCGCATTAGCTTGGGTATTGCCTGGTTGTTGAACTCTGCCGATATTGAATCAAGGTAAGTACCTAGAGCCTGACTAAAAAGGCTTGTTTTCGAATCGGCCAAAGCAAACGAGCCCACCGACTCGGAGCCCAACAGAATGAACTCGCCAAGCATGCTCATCGCAATGCGCGACTCGTACCGCTTAATGATTTCGTTCACGTCAATGGGGCGCCGCCCGCCTGCGCTTAGTAGCTTGAGCTTGTAGCCGCTCGGCGTGCCGTCTGCCAGCTGCTCGCTTGGAATAACCAAGCCCTCGTACTCATCGCGCCCAACGCGCTGAATCATATTTTTCATCGAGGCAAGAACGGCTTTTTCCCCGCTGCTTGCGCTGCTGCTTAGGATTTGTAGCGGGACCTCAAGAACAGGCAAGCCTGCAAGGTCGCGGCTGATTCCTATAGCCTCGTAGGTGGTTATCTTCTTTTTGTAATAATAAGAGATATAAGCCCCGCGTAGAACGCTGCGCCCTTCTGGGTTGTTCTTGTGAGCGTCAGCTCGAAACAACAGGAACTTGTCACGCGGAATATAGCGCATATCAAAGTTCGGCGGCGGGTTCTGATATACGCCAAGAATAGAGCCGTCCTCATCGTCAATGTCCCACTTATCAACAGACTCTTGCGAGCGGATAGGGAACCCGCGCCAGCCTATGCGGTTGTCTGAAAACTTAGATTTAAACTGCCGCTCTTCTTCCGTTGGGCCGCGTCTGATTTTATAAGTGATTTCGTTTACTGAATAACCGAAGGTGAGAAAGCTTAGAATCTCGCTCAACGTATCCGACCAGGTTTGCTCCATGTCTTCAAACAGGCACTCAGAAACAAACTCAGCCGCCGCCTTTGCTTCTGGCGTGTCGTCTGATTCTCTTATTTCCCACTTGGTCTGTCGAACGAGCGTTCTGATAGCGTAAAGTATGCCGGTGATGACCGGCTCGTTCATGCTCATCTCTTTGTACATGCGGGCGGCTTTGTCGCCTTTTAGGTCAGGCAAAAATTCCTCTGAAATTCTGCCGCCGTACTGGCTCAAGCCACTGGCCCCGATGATATCCATCGTCTCGTCTTCGTTCTTCTTTTCTTCTGCCATCTTATTTATTCCTTTTTGACTATAGCTCAGTCAATTTGCTCGGAGTTATTCCCATCTTGCGCTCATAAGCTCGAACTTGAGACGGGGTTGGTGTTGCGATTCCGCATCTGCAATTTGCTACGTGCTTTATAGGGCCGCCAGGGTCGCCGGGATACATCATCGGCGTACCATCAGGCAGTTCGAACGGTTCACCAATCGGGGCAATCACGCCCTTCATTTCTTGGTGGCCTCTTCCGCCGTCGCTTCGCTCTGGCATCCACAGCTTGTATTTTCTGCCTGTTGCCCTAAGTGCTTCGATGTTTGCCCTGTTCTGTGCCATCCCCATTTCAGTGCGGGCAATGAGTGAGGCCCTACTGAATACATCGCGGGTAATCCGTGGCCCACGTTCCAGCGGTTCAAGCACTCCCCGGCTTGGCTTCTGATTCGGTGCTAAGACCTCGGCCCCGTCAGCATAGAAAGAAAACCTAATTCTACGCGCAAGCTCTGCCTGAGTTATGCCGGGATCCTCGGTTAGCCATTGCGCCATAAACTTGCGCATATTGGTTTTGAACTCATTATCAACATTCGTAAGCATTGCCGTGGCTGCGTTCTTCTTCTCATTAAAGTATTGCTGATAGAACGTCGGCGATACCTTAAAATCAGGGTCGTCTCTTTTTCCTGCGTCTTCAATTTCTCTAATGCCGCTGATAGTCAAAAGCGTAGCCATCTGCTCGATGAATCGTGCGCGGTCGGCTGCGCTTTTTCTGACCATCCCCTTTACGCGCTTTATCTCTTCATCGACCAGAACCTTGTAATACCTATCAAATACAGCCTTTACCTTCGGGGCCAGTGCTTTACTGCGCGCCTCTGCTTTGCGCGCCCCTGGTCCGCGCCGCGTTCTACCCACAGGTGCGAATCTTCGCCGCGCTTTTGCTTTGCGTACCTCTGCCATCATATCCACGAGCTCGCCACGAATCCGTCATCAGGATTAATCGAGATATCGAAGCTTGGCAGCAGGTCCAGCTCGGTGCATGCCCATACAAAAGCGTCTAACCTATCGGGTGATTTTCTGCTGAGCCCCGGCACGTAGTTTGTAAGTTGGTCCTCAAGCTCTGGCCAAATACCCACGAAGTGAACACGGCCCTGCTCTGTCCGGCTGGCTATCGGCTCCGCCCGTGCGTGCTTTCCTCGGCTTGCGTGCACCAGCTTAACCGCTGCGCTCCTGTCGAGCTGGGCGGTTATGCTCTTCCACGTCTCGCCGCCTTGGTTTGACTCGAATACAACGCAATCAGCTTTATGAAAATGATACGCCTCGAGCGCTCGCCGGCACACTGCATCAGGTGTGCCCCTCATGCTGATATCGTCAAGAATAAACATATGCCCGTTATCGCCTAGACCTGCGACAACTATTCCCGATTCATCTGCCCCGTCTGAACTGGTCACCGCCGGGTCAACTGCGACAACGATGCGGCGCAGGTTCGGCGCCTCTTTGACTCGGTGCTTTTCGATGTCCGTGCGCATAAAGAGCGCACCAGGTAGCTGGCTGAGTAGCTCGCCGTCTAGCTCTTGGCGGCCCAACGTGCTGCCTTTGTATCGGTCATGAATGGCGCGGATAAAATCCCGGCTTAGGTTCTGCCGGTTGTCCATGGTGGCGCCGCGTGTCAAATGCGTGCGCGGGTCTTCAGCGATTCGGCGCAGCCTGGCCAGTGGCCTTGGTGTCGTGGTCACAACACAACGCGGATTGTCGCCAAGCCGAAGCCCGAACTGGAGCTGGTCCCATGTATCCCACCGGGGCCACGCTGCAAGTTCATCAGCCCAAGCTATATGGTGCTGCGGCCCGCGTAGCTGGTCCGGTTTGTCAGCGCTGTACGTGCTGGCCATTGAACCATTTGACCAAGTGACGCGTCGCTTACTTGGTTCATATTCGGGCCGGTCGTCACCACTGCACGCCAATATTCCCGATTGGCCTTCTACCATTACATCGCGGGCATCTGCGGCGGTTCGTGCAACCAGGGCGATACGGATGCCGGGGTTTGTCATCGCCATCATATGAACCCACTCCGCGCCGGTTCTGGTTTTACCCCAACCGCGCCCCGATTGAATCAGCCATAGCCGCCAATCCCCATCTGGCGGCAGTTGTTCGGCCCTGGCGGTAAATAGCCAGCTATCTTCAAGCGCCGCCATTTCTTCCGCATCTAGCGATTCAAGAAACGTCGTCCTGCTCGATTCTGGCAGCGAGGCCAGCCAGCTTAGCCAGGAGCCTGTCTTTGGCGTCGGTGACTTCATGCTTAATTGGACCCCCCTCTGGCCCGCTTAGTTCTTGTCGTACTGTTGTGATCATGTCGTGGCGCCGCTCGAGAATCCACTGCGCAGGCTTGTGCCCGCCATCGGCTGCAGCGTCTCGTTCCACATATCCGAGAAGGCGCTGCTGGGCTTCGGCCCGCTGCTGCTCTATCTTCTCCATAAATTCTGATATTTTTGGGTCAGCCGTGCCTTCTCTGTGCTGTTCCTGGTACTTGTGAAAGGTCGCCGGGGCCATACCTGCCAGTGCGCAAGCTGCCCGAATTGTACAGTTATTATTGATAGCCTGAAAGAAGCGCTTCTGCTTGTCAGGGGTTAGAAACTGAATACCGCCCTTGCGGCCCCGCTTCTTTGCCGCCTTTTTCTTGGTCGTCTTCTTCTTAGCCGTCATCTAAAGAATCTCGATAATCGGTTGCCGTGCTCGGTCCTTCCAGACCCACACTTCACGGCTGCAATTAGACGGCGCCACAAAACTATGGAGCGTTTCCATCTCAACACTGCCTGGTCGCCGGTTGGCCTTCACTTGAACCAGCCGAACGTTTGTAGGTCCAACGGCGATAATATCCCACTCGCCCAAGCTTGCCGCACTGCGACAACACTTATACCCGGCAGCCTCGAGAACTCGCATAGTCCGATGCTCTAATCTGGTGCCCTTGGCCTTCGTGTTAATGCGCTTTTTTGTCTTCGCTTCTGCCATCGTGCCCCCTGTTCGCATTATAGGCAAAGCCAAGAAAAGAACAACCAAATGCCAAAAAGTACGTTTCTTCTGCACTGCGTTAAACAGTACCATAACCGGGTCTATATCTTTCCCATCTCTGACGCACTGCGCAAATATGGCATAATCTGTCACCGCTCTGGTGACGTATTTTTTGCCAACAAAGAAACCCCAACATGACTGTTATTATTATATATTTTATATACTCTATTATATTGATACCTAATTCTGTCATTTCGCACCGGGGTACCCCCCTACTTTATAAACTGCCATACGTTGCCATACAAAAAACTAGGGGGGTAGGGGGTCGGTGCGAAATACATTAATTAGGTTAAGTGCGCGGAATCATTGAAATCAATATGTCACCAGAGCGGTGACGAATTGTGCCATAATTATAATTCAGGGATTTTTTAGGACGTTGCCCGGTTTTTAGGGCCATGGCAATTCTATCAGTTTTTTGAGGTCGTGTCACATGGGTTTAATTATTCCCTTTTTGGGGTCAATTTCCCCCATGTGGGCCGGTTGGGCCGCTTGGGCCGCTCGGTGATACCCTACACCGAAAAAGATTCATTTCGGTGTAAGCCGTCAGTTATCGTGCCTGGTATCATCCGGCAGAAGGGCCAGCATAACTTCAAGATAAACATCGGCAGGCGTCTCTTCTATTGGCTCACCTGTTGGCTCATCACAAAACGGACAGAAGACGGCGCCACGCCAAACCGCATCACAGTCCAGACATGCCCGCAAAGTCTTATCCTTAATGGGCATAACCAGCCTCATCTTCTACAGCCACAAAAGCTTGACGCTTCCGGCCTGCTCCCTGGTGGTCAATCTCAACCAATGCAATCTCGCCAGCATCCACCAGAGCCCGCACCGCTTCAGCGTGCTCTTTCGGCTTAAGCCTCTTAAATCGCCGCTTTAATTCTCTGTCAGTCATGCCCCGCTCACCAGCTGCCAATACAGCTTCAAGTATTGCCTGACGCCTTGCGCCAAACTCGGAGCCGGTCATCTGCTTACCCACGGCTTCAACGAGTCCATTGAACGCATGCCCGGAGTATATGACAGCCCACTCCATAGCTTCGCGGTCTATCCTTGGCGACGACTTAGAGCACGCAACAATAGCAGCCAGCCGCATGGCAATCTCAACCGAACGAGCCAAGAGAACATCCATTCCGCTGTTCGATAACTTGCGGCGCCTCTTCACATTCTCAGCCTCGAAAGCATCAAGCACCTCATATGCCGCCGGGGTGAACTCAATCTCAACGGTCTTCGGCGCCACGTCGTGAACTTCAACCCCGGCCAGATTACCGCCGCCAGCATCCCGCATTGACTGCGCCCATCTCACAACGCCAGCCGGTGGCGCTGCTTTGGTCTGGCCACGCTTACGAGCCCCACACTCAGCATCACTATTGACGACTAAGAACCGGCCCAACATCCCCGCCTCTATGTCTGCCTCGCCTATGGCGCTGTAGAACTGTTTCGGCGTCGTCATGCTGTACAGCGTGATAGCTGGCCGCGTCACCTTGAGCCGTTCCACGTCGCCGCGCTGCTTTTCTGTCAGACCCATAGAGCTATAAGCTCGGGGCCTTAAAGTACCATCCAATCGGCCAAAAGCTTCAACCAGTGTTGTTACTGCCTCTTGTAGCTGGCTATTCCCCGACGCGCTGCAAGCTTGCAGATATTTGCCAAACTCATCAATCACGGTGATGTGTGTCGGCCTATCCCGAAGCTCTGAATATACCGCGCCGGGGCTGGTGTATCCGCTGCCGCCTATAAGCCCATCAAGCCCCGCCGCATCAAGAATCTTCTCTATGGCTTTTTTGCCGTATTCTTTGCCGGTGCCACTCTTGGCCACGGTTAAGAAGTACAAGCTGGTAAAATTGCTTTCTGTTGTCACGTACTTGCGGCCAAGTACCACGCTCCCCAGTGCTAGGGCAGATTGAACCGCCATCTCTACATGTGGCGCCGGTGCTGTCTCCATGTACCACTTAACGAAATCGCCTAAGATGCCCGGTATGCTGTGCAGCTTCGCAGGTAAGGCGCTTACAACGGTGCGCGGCTTTTTAATCCGTATGGGCTCGCTGGTGGGCTCTATGGGCTTAGATTCTGGATGATTGCGCTGGTGGCTTTTGAAAACTGAAACCACGGCTTTGTGCAGCTCTTCAGGCTCAAGCGGCACCGGGTTTGCTTCATTCCAAGCGCTAACCTTCTGCCATGCCTTATTAAAATCATCACCCTCGTGGATATATTGACCCACTAAAGACGCCGCCGCATTGTTTCGGCCTTCATTCTCTCCAACTGGCCGCCCGTCGTGCGGTATCTTAACCGCTGACACGTCAAAGATATTCCCAGAAGCTTGGCCCCTTGTCGGAAACCCCGGCCCAACCGGCCCATTCGTCCCGATTGCTCGCATCAGTTCAAAAATCACATCAGGGGAACGATAAGCCAGATCATCAAAATCATCTATGCCATCGAAAACCACAAGGTCATACACTGCACGCTCTACGCCGTAGCCTTTAAGCTTCAAGTCACGGTCAGCGGTTCTGACGCTTCCCGGCGCCACAACATAAGAACCTTTTGAGCTGTCACCGGATGGACTGCAGAAAATATCCACGCCGCCCATAATGCGGCTTGGTATCTTCGCGCCGGGGTCAGTTCTAAAGTATAGATGCTTCCCGCGTGGCGTGCTCACTTCAAAATTAGAATGGCCAACGATGCCCCTGATTAAAGGCTCTTTTTCAGGCTTATCAATATCAACCACGACCAGGCCGCGTCCGGTCCTTATCCCTAAGTTAAACGCTGGAGCATCGCCGTCGATGCTTTCAAGCTCTTCAGCTGTGACCGTGTTGCCTGTGCTGAACAGATTCCAGCCCTCTGTTTTTACTGCATTTGTTCCGCGCTCGCCGCGAAGCAAGCGCCCATTGAATATTGTTGTCAGCTCGCACCACTGTGCCGCCGTGAATCCCGCCATCATCTCAACCCCCTATTTGATTGTTATTCTCTAACGCCTTCAAGTGCATCTAAGCCCAAGACGATTGCAAGCCGCACCACGTCAGCGCGTCCAGCGTCACCGCTTGGAAAGCGCCTGACGTCTTTGCTTAAATCCTCGGCCACCTTGTCGGCCCGTTGTAATATCTCTGTAGAAATCTTGATTCCGTACACTGTTGATTCAGCCATTTTAAATCCTTTCAGGCGCAAAAAGTCGCCCAGTTCTGTTGTAAATCCCCGGTTAAATGCTCGGGGTCATTCTTATTGTAAGAAACGGGCTGACCGTTAACCCAAGCCCACGGCGGCCACCCATTGGCCGCGTAAAACATGCGAAGAGCATCAAGCGGCGTGGCGGCCTCAAATGTTCCCGCCACCTCTCCAGATGCTTTAAACACTAGTAAAATTTTCATTTAAAATCTCATTCACCCGGAGCCCCACTTGATAAGCTACCTGTGGGACCACTGCGTTCCCTAAAGCCATTAGGGCTTGTTTTCGATATCTAGCCATCCCTCTGGGAACCCCATCAATAACCGGACAAACTCCGGGTTCAATTGGCCTCCCATCACTTCCGGCAATTGGGGCGAGTGTTCGTTGGGCTTCCGGCCCTTGCCGCTTTTCCAGTCCCGAGCGTTGGGGGTTGGTAGTATCTCGGTATCCAAT